ATCCCCGACCTAGTGCGTGTATTGGTTGCAGTGGACCCGTCCGGATCCGGGGACGACGCTGGGTCCGAAGCGGACGCGATCGGTATTGTGGTCACTGGACTTGGCACAGACGGAAACGCATACGTGCTTGAAGACCTGACAGTAAAGGCGGGGCCGTCCACTTGGGGTAGAGTCGCAGTTGACGCGTACATTCGCCACGAGGCAGACGCGGTGGTGGGGGAAGCGAACTACGGCGGCGCAATGGTCCAACACGTTATTCGCACCGCTGCCGCTGCCCGAAACGCCCGAGTCAACTACCGAAAGGTAACCGCTACTCGCGGTAAAGTGGTCCGTGCTGAACCGATCTCGGCACTATACGACCAAGGCAAAGTGCGCCACGTTGGGTATTTTCTGGACCTTGAAGACGAACTATCCGGATTCACGACCAACGGGTACGTGGGCGACAGTTCCCCGAACCGAGCCGACGCGTTAATCTGGGGCATTTCCGAATTGTTTCCCGCTATGGTCTCCCCAAACAAACCGGGTGAGCATAGTTCTATTATTATCATGCCGTCAGTACACCACTGGCGTTAACGGAGAAAATCATGGCAAGAGTCACTCGCGAACAACGTCACCACGCTGTCCACCAAGACGCGTTGGTTGAATTCGACAACATTCAGTCCGCACTACGCGACGAGAGGCTGCAGTGCCTCCAAGATCGCCGTTTTTACTCGATTGCTGGTGCTCAGTGGGAGGGTCCGCTGGGCGACCAATTCGAGAACAAGCCGAAGTTCGAAGTCAACAAAATCGCGTTGTCCGTGCAACGGATCTTCACCGAATACCGGAACAACCGGATCACGGTCGATTTCGTGAGCAAAACGGGCGAGAAGGGTGACAGACTGTCCGACGTTTGCGACGGTCTGTACCGAGCCGACGAGCAAGACAGCGTGGCGAATGAAGCCTACGATAACGCCTTTGAAGAGGCTGTCGGTGGTGGTTTTGGTGCGTGGCGTCTAAAAACCGAGTACGAGGACGATGAAGATCCAGAGGACGACCGCCAGCGGATCCGAATCGAGCCAATCTTCGACGCGGATTCTTCAGTGTTCTTCGATCTGGAGGCCAAACGCCAAGACAAAGCCGACGCGAAACGCTGCTTCGTGCTCTACAGCATGACCCGCGAAGCATATAAAGACACTTGGGGTGACGATCCAGCAAGCTGGCCGAAAGAGATCCATCAGTACGAATTCGACTGGCTCACCCCCGACGTGGTGTACGTGGCTGAGTATTACCGAGTCGAAGAAGTGTCGGAGACAATCCGGATTTTCCAGTCGATCGATGGTAGCGAAGACCGTTACACTCCTGATGAACTGACTGAAGAAGTATTGATGCAACTCGAAGCAGTCGGCTCGGTCGAGGTGCGGCAGAAAAAGATCAAGCGTCGCCGTGTCCGTATGTATATCATGTCCGGGTCCAAGATCCTTGATGATTGCGGCTATATCGCAGGTAAAAACATTCCGATCATCCCTGTGTACGGCAAGCGCTGGTTCATCGACAACGTTGAGCGTTGCATGGGTCACGTACGTATGGCTAAGGATGCACAACGACTGGCGAATATGCAGCGGTCCAAGCTGGCTGAGATCTCGGCGCTTTCTAGTACAGAAAAGCCGATCATGACTCCCGAGCAAGTAGCTGGTCATCAGGATCTGTGGGCACAAGACAACCTGATGAACTACCCGTATATGCTCATCAACCCCGTGACGGGTGCTGACGGGTCTCAGGCACCATCTGGTCCAGTGGGGTACACCAAACCCCCCGCCGTGCCCCCGGCGATGGCTGCGCTACTGGCTGTCACGGAGCAGGATATCCGGGACGTGCTCGGAAATCAGGAGCAGGGCGACAAGATCGTCAGCAACATTTCCGGCAAAGCCGTCGAAATGGTTCAGCAGCGTCTGGATATGCAAACGTTCATTTACATGTCGAACATGTCCAAGGCGATCCGTCGTTGCGGCGAAGTTTGGCTCGGCATGGCCAAGGACGTTTACGTCGAACCGAAGCGCAAAATGAAGATGATCAGCGCTCAGAACGACATGAGTTCCGTTGAGTTGTTGCGTCCTACTGTTGACGAGGACACTGGAGAGATCAAGATGGAAAACGACTTGTCAGATGCGAATCTGGACGTTACAGTCGATGTCGGTCCATCGTTCACCAGTCAGCGTGCCGCTATTGTTCGATCACTCACCGGAATGATGGCCATTACCCAAGACCCACAGGCCCAACAGGTACTGCAATCCGTGGCGATCATGAACATGGAAGGCGAAGGCCTGAGCGATGTTCGTAACTTCTTCCGCAAGAAGATGGTCGAGGCTGGTGTGGTTCAGCCGACCGAAGAAGAAATGATGCAGATGCAAGCTGCGATGGCAAACCAGCAGCCAGATCCAAACGCAGTATTCTTGCAATCCGCTGCAGAAGAAGCTATGGCAAAGGCTGCCGGGGCACGAGCAGGAGTTGTGAAGACGGTGGCCGATGCTGAATTGGCACGGGCCAAGACCATGAGCACCCTGTCATCGATCGATCTAGATGAACGCGCTCAGTTAATCAAATTACTAGAGACTCTGACAGCCAAGGATACAAACGTTGCGGTCACTCCGGTGCCTCCAGGTCTGGGATCAATGTCCTCAGAGATTACTCAACAAGTCGCAGGGTTACCAATGGACATACAGGGTGAATTCATCGAAAGATTGAGTAATCAGTAAACAGATGTACGGTAACCACCCAGCCGTTTCAATTGGGTGAGAGTAATGGAGTTAGATATGGGTAAGAAAAAGATCATCGTTGAGCAATCCGACGAAATCGAGTCCGACGACGTAGCGGTCATTGAGGACACCGAAGAAGTCACTGAAGAGACAACCGAGGTCGAAGAAGAAAACACCGAAGAGTCAACCGAAGAAGTCGCTGAAGAAGAAACCGAGGCGGTTGAAGAAGAGCTTGTGATCTCGATTGCTGGTGAAGATCCGTCCGAAGAAGAAGAAGAAGAGCAGAAAAATGCACCGGGCTGGGTCCGCGAGTTGCGCAAGTCCAGCCGTGAAAAAGACAAGAAGATTCGCGAGTTGGAGAGTAAGTTGCAAGCCAGCGGACAGACCACACCGAAAATCCCAGCGCTCGGCAAAAAACCCACACTCGACGACCACGATTACGACCCGGACGCGTATGAAGTTGCGTTGACTGATTGGTTTGACCGAAAGCGAATCCACGACACTCACGAAGCTCAAGTGTTGGCTCAACAAGAAGAGTCACAACGGGCATGGGAATCAAAGCTGGCCAGCTATGGAAAGTCTAAAACCGAGTTGAAGGTAAAAGATTTTGATGATGCTGAGTCTTATGTTCAAGAAAAGTTCAATGTGACTCAGCAGGGTATTATGCTTCAAGGCTTAGAAAATCCTGCCCTGATGGTATACGCTCTGGGTAAAAATCCGAAAAAAGCTGCAGAGTTATCCGCCATTGCAGATCCTGTTAAATTCGCAATCGCCATTGGCAAACTGGAGTCCACCTTGAAAGTCACCCCTCGCAAAGCCGCACCCCCTCCAACGAAGTCCATCACAGGCAACGGCCCTGTGTCCGGTTCGATTGATTCGACTCTGAATCGTCTACGTGCCGAAGCGGAGAAGACGGGGAATTACACGAAGGTTCTGGCATATAAGAGACAGAAAAAGGCGTGAGATAGTTGACAGAACGTCTCCGGTAGTGTAGAATTCGTCTGAAGTGGTATCGCCAACCCTATATCGGCAGATGACAGATTCAGAGCTACCGCCCGGCTCCAATTGGGTGAGCAAATCAGTGGGGGTAACCCCTAAAACATTTTCTCATTCAAAAGGAGCCAATCATGGCAAACGCATTTAGTAAAGAAGAACGCGTCGCGTTCGAAGATCTCCTCGAAGGTTTCCAAGACGCACTGGTCTTGTCCCGCAACGTTTCGATCTACAGCACTGATCAAACGATGATGGAACGTGCACGCAACACCATCTGGCGTCCACAGCCCTACATCGCTCAGTCGATCAACAGCACTCCCGGTACTCCAATCCCCGGTTACCAGAACATGACTCAGTTGGCTGTTCCAGCTACTCTGGGTTTCAGCAAGACTGTTCCTTGGACCATGACCACTCTGGAACTGCGTGACGCTCTGCAAGAGGGTCGTCTGGGTCAATCCGCTCGTCAGAAGCTGGCTTCCGACATCAACGTTGCTGTCATGAACGTGGCCGCTGCCCAAGGCACTCTGGTCGTTCCCGTTGCTGGCGCTGCTGGTGACTACGATGACGTGGCCTTGTGCGATTCGATCATGAACGAGCAGGGCATTCCTACTGAAGATCGTTATCTGGCTCTGTCCAGCCGCGATTACAATGGTTTGGCTGGCAACTTGGCCGCTGCCACCCGTTCGTTCACTGGCAACAAGTCGGCAAATGCTTACGAGCGCTCGTTCGTCGGTATGGTTGCAGGTTTTGACACCTACAAACTCGACTACGCCAATCGTATCGCTGTTGCCGCTGGCGGTGTTACCAC